AGAAAAATACAGCAGATATAGCCGCACTGGACACTAGAATGTCCAGTCACGAAGCAATGTGTGAAGAAAGATGGAAGACTTGCTTTAATCGTTTTGACGATATAGACAACTCTGTAGGTCGCATTGAAACTATACTAATAAGCAGTGCTGGAGCTATAATTGTAGGTGCAGTCACACTTATTTTTACAATGTGGCAGATACACTAGGAGAGAATAATGGAAATGGAATATAATAAAAAAGATATTAAAAAAGCCCCTAAGATTAAGAAAGGTGAAATAAGACTTCACGAAAATGGAGAAGTCTATCTAATATCATGGGGAGATAGTGAACATATGTTTGCTACTAAAGAAGAAGCTAAAGAATGGCTAAGCAAGGTTAAGAAATGACAAAAGAAAAAGAACAAAAAGAAGAAGTTGTAGAATTGACTAAAAGAGAAAAGATGTTACTTGCGAGAAAGAAAAATCTACAAAGAAAGAAAAGACAAAAACTGCCATCTAAACTTAGATGAAACAGAAAAGGCTCTCTTATCAGGAGCGATACGAAGTTTGTAAGAAGTGCCCACACTTCATCAAGTTCTGGAAGACTTGTAAATTATGTGGGTGTTTTATGCCCCTCAAAACTAAAATACGATGGGTAGAGTGTCCAGACGAGCCTTCTCGATGGACATAGGAGATGCTAAATGGCGCTAACAGCAAAGCAGAAAAAATTACCAAAAGCACTTCAAAGAGCTATACTTGCTAAGCAAAAAGGTATGGGTAAAAAGAAGAAGAAAAATGGTAAAAAGAAAAAAGGTGGAAAGAAAAGAAGAAGTAGAGGCTAAATCAATTTGGTTTAACTACTTTACAAATATTCAACATGTTTGCCCTTGGAGTTACAAAAGTTACGTTGAGGGTAAAATAAGAATAATACCTTATGACGAGGATATACTTAAATTAACAGAACAAAATTGGAGTATAGAACCTTGGGACGCAGTAGTCTATGTAGTGGAAACAGACCTAACGCTAGATGCGATTGATAACATTGTGGCACGTAGAAACGAGAGCCAAGAGAAGTGTGAATATTTATGGTCGCACCCTACATTTACTAAAGGCGGGGGTAACCAAGCTCCATATCCTATTATAATACAACAGGATAGAGCTAAGTTGATGGAATTGAGATATGCGAAAAAAGTGGACTCTAAAAAGAAAACGCAAGATTAATTGTAATAATCCTAAAGGTTTTTCGCAGAAACAATACTGTAAGCGACAGCGTCGTGGAGGAAAATATAAAAATGCCCGTAAGAAAAGTTAAAGGCGGCTATAGATTCGGTAAATCTGGAAAGATTCATCGAACAAGAAAAGCTGCAGATAGACAGGCAAGAGCAATATACGCATCAGGTTATGGCAAAAAGAAAAAAACGAGATCCAAGAAAAGGAACAGGAAAAAAGCCAAAAGGTAGTGGTAGAAGACTATATACTGACGAGAACCCAAAAGATACCGTTAGAATTAAGTTTGCTACTGCAAAAGACGCACGAGCTACAGTTCATAAAGTCAAAAGAGTAAGAAAATCTTACGCAAGAAAGATACAAATATTAACAGTTGGTGAACAACGAGCAAGAGTGATGGGAAAGAAAACAGTTGCATCAATCTTCAAGTCTGCGAAAGCAGGATTACGGAAAAAGCATAATGCCAAGAAAAAGAAAAAGAGCCGCTAAGAAAAGGCCAGTACCAACTAATCCAGTCCTTTATGCAAGAGTAAAGGCGGAAGCAAAAAGAAAGTTTAAGGTGTATCCATCGGCCTACGCAAACGGGTGGTTAGTTAGAACATATAAAGCCAGAGGCGGGAGATACCGCATGGGAACTGGCAGAAAGAGGAAAAAATGATAGACTATATAAAATACAAATTTATACAGCTTTGGAACATTGTCTCAGGTAAAGATAAAAACTGGGACGGGTCTGTTGATATCAAAGATAAAATGATGGAAGCAGAAGAAAAAGCTAACAATGGTTAAGCCTAAAGGAGGCCTAACGAAGTGGTTCAAAGAGGGCTGGGTGGATATATCCAGACCTCGAAAAGGTGGTGGTTATGCACCATGTGGAAGAAAATCTGCAAGAGGCAAAGGAAAAGGCGGCTATCCAAAATGTGTCCCAGCTAGCAGAGCTAGAACAATGACTAAAGCACAGATTAGATCAGCAGTTAGAAGAAAACGTGCAGCTGGAAACCCCGGTGGTAAACCAAGAAATGTTGCTACTTTTGCTAAACGTGGCAGAAAGAGGAGAACTAGAAAAAGAAGGTAGTCTCCTAAAAGGGAGTATATGAATAGACCGAACTTCATAGAAGAACTACATATAATTCAAACACTACTACAAGGGTTAGTTGATAAAACTAATAACACCCTTGCAGAGAATAGGCGTATTAGGAAACTATTAAAGTTACCACAGACTGTGCATAATAAAGCACGGATAACAAATTATATAAAAAATGGCACTAAATAAAAGAAAACACGCATCGTTTTTAAAAAACAAACATGTTTATAAATCCCCAGGGCCTGCTAGAAAAGCAGCAACAAGACTGGGGTTAAAAGGCATACACGCTCATGGCCGAGGAAAGGCCAAGAGGTTCATGCCAGGAAGTTCTCATACTGCATATAAAAATGCACTGAGAAAAAGAAGGAGAAAATAAATGGCTAGTAGAACAAGCGGTTTTTTAAGCGGACCAACTGGTGTACATGGTACTCAGAAGATTCGTAAACATGTACTCAAAAGAGGAGTAACAAGAGATATGAACGCAGCTGCTGGAGCATTAGTGAATACTAAAAATCCAAACAGTATAGAAGCGTTTAGATATGGAGCTTCAGCCAAAGCAATCGGCCCTAGATTCGGAAAAACTAAGAATCCACCTAGAGCTAAGTTTAAAAGAAGCAGAAGATAATGGCACTTACAGCAGCGGAGAAAGCTAGGTTAAAGAAAGCGGGTCTTAGTGGTTTAAATAAACCAAAAAGAACACCGAAACACCCTACCAAAAAAGCAGTCGTTGCTGTAAGAGTGGGTGGAAAAATAAAGATAATTAGATTCGGAGCGCAAGGCATGGGTCATAATTATAGTCCAGAAGCAAGAAAGAGTTTCAAAGCTCGACATGCTAGAAATATCCGTAAGGGTAAATCTTCAGCAGCTTACTGGGCAAATAAAGTCTTTTGGGCAGGCCCAGGAGGTAGTACTAAACGACCTCCTAAGTCGCAAAAGCATGTAAAAGGAATTAGAAGAAAAACAAGAAGGAAAAGAAGATGACAATACCAACAATAGATGCAAGAAAAGCTTGGCTTGATGAATTGCAAATGTTAACAGAAAGAGGACTATTAAAAATCTCAGAAAAAGAAATTAACGGAAAGCATATTTCTCCAACAGAGCAACAGTACGCAAAACTTTGTGGAGCTTTTCTTTACCTATACAAGCTGGCAGAAGAAAACCAAATTCTTAGACCAGACGATCCCGATAACCCATTTAACCAAGAGACACTTCATTGATTGATATAAGTAGAGCCGACATTGAAGCACAGTATTTAATGGATTTTGATTCTGAGTCGAGATTTATTAAACTGCCTATCGAAGGGTATATGGACTTGTTAGGTATAGAACCTAATACCTCTCAAACTGCAATCATAAATTCAATTAATAATCCCAAATACAGATTTGTATGCGCTGCCGTTTCACGAAGGCAGGGCAAAACTTATATATCAAATATAATTGGACAACTCGTTTGTTTAGTACCTAACAGTCATGTACTACTTATGTCGCCCAATTACTCACTATCACAAATATCATTCGATCTACAGAGAAACTTAATTAAGCATTTCGACTTAGAAGTGATTCGTGATAATGCAAAAGATAAAGTTATAGAACTAAGTAATAATTCTACTATAAGAATGGGATCAATTAATCAGGTAGATTCTGTTGTTGGTAGAAGCTATGACTTGATAATATTTGATGAAGCAGCACTAACAGATGGTAGAGATGCTTTCAATGTAGCACTAAGACCTACACTAGATAAAGAAAACTCAAAAGCAATTTTTATATCTACTCCAAGAGGTAGAAATAACTATTTTGCTGAGTTTTATTACAGAGGATATTCAGAGGAGTTTCCAGAGTGGGCTAGTATAAAAGCTACTTGGCATGAAAACCCTCGTGTCTCTGAAGAAGATATTAAAGAGGCAAAGAAAACAATGTCGGAGGCTGAGTTTGCACAAGAGTATATGGCAGACTTTAATGTTTATGAAGGTCAAATCTGGTCATTCAATCACGAAGAATGTATTGCAGATTTTACAAACTTTGAAACTAGAAATATGGACGTATTCGCAGGCCTTGATGTGGGATATAAAGATCCAACAGCTTTCTGTGTTATAGCATATGACTGGGACGAAAAGAAATATTATGTGCTAGATGAATACCTAGATGCTGAGAGAACAACTGAACAACATGCAATTGAAATTCGAAAAA